CTGGGTTCTTTAGAAAGAACAAGGCCGGAATGGTATCTGGGTGCGGGAGGTGGCTACGCGGAAGTGGCGACCATATATAGAGGTGTCTGAAAACGTCTGATAAAACAAAAAGACCGGAATCTTTATGATTCCGGTCTTCGTTGGTAGCGGGGCATGGATTTGAACCTTGGACCTCTGGGTTCCTTGACGGCCCCAGAGGTCCAAGGTTCACATCCATGACGACGCTCAAACCGAATGTCATTCTAGCTGCGTAGGGCACGATGAAGTGCCATGGCTATGAAACGAAACCAGCCACCTGAATCGTGGCAACCGTATCTGACTGATTATCTTGCGAATCTCAAGGCCGGTGGCCAGTCGCTTCACTCGATCGACACGAGGCAGAGGCAACTGACGAGGTTCGCACGCGATATAGCGAAGTCGCCTCTTGACGTCACCGCGGACGATGCAATCGGCTATCTCGCCTCGCATGAGTGGAAGCCTGAGACTCGCAAGACCAACAAGAACGCACTCTCGAGATTCTTCTATTGGATGGCAGTTACCGGACGACGAAGCGACGATATATCTAAAGCGTTACCGAGCGTGAAGCCGGGGAGGGCCCTTCCTCATCCATGCCCCGATAGGGTAATTATGGCCGCTATGGGCAAGGCCACGGAGTCGGAGCAGATTATGTTGCGGCTTGGTGCTGAGTGTGGGCTGCGGCGGGAGGAAATGACGCTCGTCTATCCCAAGCAGGACGTCATCGAAGACCTCCTCGGATACAGTCTTATCATTCATGGCAAAGGAAACAAGGAACGTATCGTTCCCCTCGGTGACGATCTGGCGAGATTACTGCTCACTTTCACCGGCTGGCTTTTCCCTGGGCGTTGGGAAGGCCATGTCGAGGTCAGCTATATCAGCAAGCATCTCGAGCGGATTCTTGACGGCTGGAATCCTCATAGTCTGCGGCATCGTTATGCGACGGTGACGTGGCAGGAAACCCACGACATTCTTCTCGTGAGCAAACTTCTCGGCCATGAGAGCGTAGAGACCACGATGCGCTATATCTACATGGGTGACGCGGATATGCGTCGTGGTCTTAACGCCGTCACGTTGCCGACGTCAAAGATGACGACTGCTCACTGACGCGGGAAGGTTGTGGCCTTACCGTAGCCAGTGAGTTTCTCAAGTCCCATAAGGAGCATTAGTCCGAGAAGGCTTGCGAGGGCTGCGACGGCCTTCATTTTGTGCTCATTCTTACTGGGTTGTAGACGACGCCGAAGAGGCTGGCGATGCCGCCGGCGGCTGTGGCGAGCCAGGCGCTCCACTCTGGGAGTCCGAGGAGTGTCATGGCGGGGGCTATGGCGACGGTGCAGACTCCGCAGACAATATAAATCACCGTGCGAACGGTGTCGTTGAAGGTGGGGGTGTAGTCGTTTGTCTCCTCGTGTTTTCCGTTCATGATTCCTCCACGTTGATCTTGAGTGACTCGAGTTTGGCGGTTACCGCGTCACTGACTGCTTTGGCGACTGCATCCGGGTCTGCGCCTTGGGTGGTGGCCAGGGTTTTTACCGCTTCGCTGAGGGCGGCGACTTGGGCGGTGAGAGCTTCGGTGTTCCACCGGATCTGGATGCAGGAGTCCAGGATGTTGCGGCCGTCGTTTCCTTTTTGGGCGATGAGTGCCTTCTGGGCTCCTTCCTGTGCTCGGTCTCTTAGCTCATTGCGTGTTTGAATTATGGAGTCGAAGAGGTTTCGGTTGTCGGTTCCTTTTGCCGTGTAAAGAGCGGCGGTGAGATCGTCTGCCATGTTGTTTCCTTTGTATCTGAGATAAAGGTCCCACGGGTAGTTGTAATAACCGCGGGTGTTGGTTTCCTTGTTGGTCTGGTCGCCAGTTTTCCCTCCGGTGGCTCGTCCGTTCTCGTCGATGCTTGCCTGCGCGAGGACGGTTCCCAACCAGAGTGCCGTGTGGTGGGTGATGTTGAGGAGGATGTCTCCTCTCTGCGGGTGACCGTCGGCTTCGACGATCTTCCAACCATGCTGGGTGAGTTCGCTGACCATGTTTCCCGTGTAGGTGGCGTTGCCGATGCTCATCCCGATCTGCTTCATTGAACCGAGGATGAGCCAGGAGCAATCAGTCTCGCCGTTCTGACGCAGGGCGTATCGGTTGGACTGGTCATAACCGACGTTGCCCTGCGTGACCCAGTAGTTCACTTGGTCACAGAGACGGTCGATTTCCTTGCTCATTGGAGTCCTCTCTCGAAGAGTCCGGCGGGTGGTTCCGGCGGCGGGGGAGGGCACTGTCGATAGATGTGGTCGATGAGGGCGCGATTCCATTGCCAGAGGAGCTGCTCGGTTTCGATGGCGGCGGTGAGCTGGTTCTGCGCCTGGATGAGAAGCCCGGAGCTCGTGGTCTGTGTGTCCTCGTGATGGTTGTGATGGTTGACCCACGCGGTGACGGAGCCGCCGAGGAGCGTGCAGCCACTCCCGACGATGGCGATGAGGAAGGCTTCGCTCATTGCGCGAGGTTCCATGTCGTCGGCGGGATGATGACCTGCTTGCTGGAGACTCCCTGGGGAAATGTCGCCAGCGTGACCGCTCCATCGGTTTCGACTTTCCCGAGGACCGTGTTGTTGCCGCCGTTGGTGAACAGTTGCACAAAGAGGGCTTTGCTGGGTGCCGCCCAGACCGGTAGCGTGCAGACCTTGTCGAGATAGGCCGCGTTCGAGCTTTTGTTGAACCAGCCCGAGAACGTCACGATTCCGTCCGAGCATTTGAGGATCGATCCATCAGCAGTGTAGTTGGAGGCTCCTGAAACGGTGACTGCCGGGATGGTGGGGAGCGTCAAATTATGGAGGAGGCCTTGAACGATCCACTCTGCCATGACCTTGTACCCTGCATCGTTCGGGTGCGTGGAGTCCGAGGCGATGAGCTCGGGACGACCATGCAACCACGTCCAAGCTCCTGGCAGGACTTCGATGTGGCGGGAGCGGGCGGCGGCGATGACCGCGGTGGCATGGGTGAGGATGCGTGGCTCCACTGCTTTCGCGTTCCACGTTCCCGGGATGACGACGATTCTTGCGAGAGGCCACGTCGTGGTGAGGTAATCGAAAAACGCTCCGGCGGCGGAGGAGGGATCCTGCGAAGCGTCATTCTGACCTCCCGAGATGAGGATGACGTCGGGTTCGATGCCTTGGCTCGATGCCTGCTGTGCTTGAGCGAGGTAGTTCATCTCCTTCGGTCCCGGTTCGATGAAGCCCGAGCCTCCGACTGCGACGTTGACTTCGCTCCAGTTCATTTTCTGACTGACGAGGGTGGTGAATCTTTTGGCGGGACTGCTTGCCTGATACCCCTCGGTGAAGGAGTCTCCTATCCAGAGGGCGACGTCTCCGTTGAGGGCCTTGCTCGAGGAGCTGTTGGGGTCTCTGAGGAGTCTGGAGATTCCCTCGTCCTGGAGTTGGCCGCCTTGGGCTGCGAACTGTTCGGCTTCGTCGCGTGCCTTTTCCGCTGCCGTCTTCGCGTCTGTGACGACGTCGGTGATGGATGCGGGGAAGGCGTCGAGGGTTCCGTCGATGCTGTCGGCCATCTGTTTGAACTGTTCGGCCGCGTCGGCGATGAGATCGTTTCCGTCCGGAACGGTGATTCCGTGGGGTGAGGTGTACATGAGTGTCCTTTCTATTCCGCAAATTCAGTGATTGTTCCAAGCTCTGCCCAGGTCATTGAGAGTCGAGACCAGGGAAGTGTGATGGGGGTGAGTGCTCCCCACGTCGCCAGTGTGGTGGGGTTCAGGTGGAGGGGTTGGAGGTTGAGTTCGTTTCTGAACTCCGGGGTCGTCGAGTTGGTGAAGGTCAGGGTGCCGCCGATTGCCATCCATGCGCCGCTGGTGGCGGGTTTGCCGTCGTCGCCGAGGAGGCTGGTGTAGCGGTTGTGGACCATGCCGATGAGGAAGGGGGTGGGGGTGAAGCAGAACTCGTGGTCGGTGACGTGGGTTCTTCTGCTGGTCAGTGTCAAGGCTGATGGGCGGAGTCGGAGAGTGTTGGCTTTGAGCCAGTTGATACGTGTGGGTGAGTTCGTCGGGTTCCACGCGGCTTGTCCGAGGTGTCCTTCGGATTCGTCGGATATGACCGCGTCGATGTCGAGTGTTGCCGAGGCTTGGGATTGGGTGAGGTTGGCGGGGAGTGCTCCTTCGGAAGTGAAGGTAACTGTGGCGTCCTCGAAGGTGAGCTTGCCATCGTTGCTTTCCCACTTGGCTTTCTTGCCGTTGAGGACTATCTGGCTGAGTGGGTCGGGGAGGGTGAGTTCCTCATTGTCGATCTCTATCTCGTTTCCGGGGATCACCACTGCGGAGGCTTCGGCTGTGGTGACGGTGAGGGATCCTGTCGAGTGAAGGACGAGGGAGGCGGGCAACGCCGTCTTCGCTGCGGTGATGGAGGGGGTGGTGGGATCTTCGACGATGAGGGGCATCTGGTCGCTGAGGAGAGCGATGCGGTGGATGAGGTCGAGGAGCGTGGGGAAGGTGTCGGTTTCATAGGGGGCCAGTGGCATGGTCCAGTCGTTGAACTGCTGCAGGAGAGAGCTGGCCAGCGGGGGTGCTCCTGCGGAGGCGAGGCGTCGGTTGATTTCTGCGACTCTGTTCTGAAGGGTTCCCGTCCAGTGGTGGTCTGCCCATTTCGGGTCGGTGCTGGTGGGTCCTTGCTTCTGTTCCCTCTTGGCGAGGATCATGTCGGAGGAGGCGGTGAGGTGCAGGATCCATGAGGAACCGGTCTTCTCGAGGGAGCCTCCCGTGGTGACCCGTCCGGTGAAGAGGGTTCGGTTGCGCGGGGTGGGGGGTTCGTCGGGGTCGGGGTCGATGTGGTCGTGAAGCTCGTTCCATGTTCCTGGCGTCTCCTCCCAGGTGAGGGGAGACGTGGTTGTCTGTGACCATGTGGGTTCTGCGGTGAGTTGGATCATGACTCTGCATCCTGCGAGACTGCTGGCTTTTCCTGCGAGGGAGCCGTCGCGGTCGAGGACGCGGAAGGTGAGCACGTTGACGTCGGGCTGATCGGTAACGTGGTCGGTGCCCCAGTCGATGCTCAGCTCATCGAGTGCTGCGTTGGGTCGAGCGTGGTTGGTGAGGTTCTCCCAGCCGTTTCCGAGGTCGAGGAAGAGGTGGGCTGTTCTCATACCGTCTGCCTTTCCAAGTCCTTGAGCATCTTTCTAATGGTGAGGGCTGTTCCTCGTGGGTCGAGGACCTTCCCTTCGATGGTGATGTTGTAGTTGTTCGTGACCTGGGTGTGTTTCGCCTGGGCTTTGTCGAGCGGGGTGACCGAGGCGCCGGCTGGCAGGTTGAGGAACTCTGGGCCTGCCTCTCCGACGAGGACGGTGCCGGCTGTGCGCAGGATGCCGCCGTTGGCGAGCATGGGGATCTTGAAGCTTTTCCCGCCGATACCTGGTATCCAGCTTGGTATGTCGAAGCCGAAGCCTCCGACGGTGCTGTTCCAGAGACTGCGGATGCCGTTGAAGGCCGCTTTGAACGGGGCGCTGATGGCGTTTCCGATGCTGGAGAAGACGTTGATGATGCCGGACTTGATGGAGTTGAAAGCTCCGACCGCGCCGTTCCATGCGCCGGTTGCGAAGTTGTAGGCGGCGTTGAAGAAGCCTCTGATGGCTCCCGGTATTCCTCGGAAGAATCCGACGATGGCGTTGCCGATGTTGCTGAAGAAGCTGGTGATCTGTCCCCAGTGCTGATAGATGAGGTTTGGGATTCCCAAGACCGGCATGAAGACCATGAGGATCGCCTGTCCCCATCCCGAACTGATGAAGTTCATGATGGCGGAGCCAATCCATGAGAAGAAGCCCTTGAGCGCGTTGCCGGCGTTGGAGACGAAGCCTCCGACTGCGGCTGTGACCTCGTTCCAGTGGGTGACGAGGGCGACGATTCCGACGACCAAGGCTCCCACTCCCAGCGCGATCCACGTGAAGGGGTTGGCCAGTAGGGCGATTGCCGAGGCGGCGGCGGCCGTTGCCATAGACCAGAGCGCGGGAGCTACCGCGACCATGATGACGGAACCGATGCCAGAGAGGATCGGAACAAGCATTCCTGAATCCTGAAGGGTGTTGAAGGCGTTGCCGATGGCATCGATGCCTGGACCCACTTTGTCGGCGAGACCGGAGACCGCGTCGGCGGCTCCGCTCATGGCGTCGGTGATCATAGGTTTGAGTTTGTCGATGACGGTGGAACCGACTTTGACGACAGCGGCTTCGAGGTTACCGGAGGCGCCTTCCATGGTCTTGGTGGAGGCGGCGGCCTTCTTGGCGACGTCGGTCATACCGAGCTTCATGAGGGCGTCGTTGAACTCGTCGGCAGAGATCTCTCCCTTTGCCATCGCATCTCGGAAGTTGCCGGTGTAGGCGTTTGATTCGAGGAGGGCTTGCTGGAGTTTTCCCGCGCCTCCCGGTATCGCGTCGGAGAGCTGGTTCCAGTTCTCGGTGGTGAGCTTTCCCTGGGCGGCGGTCTGAGTGAGGACCATGCCAACGCTTTTGAAAGCGTCTGCGTTGCCTCCTGAGACCGCTGTGAGGTTGCCTGCTGCTTCTGCGAGGGAGCTGTAGCCTTTGACGCCGTTAGCGGCGAGCTGTGCCGTGGTGTTGCGGATGTCGGAGAGGCTGAAGACGGTCTTGTCTGCGTATTCCTGGGTGCTGGAAGTGAGTTTCTTGATGGTCGAGTCGTCGACTCCACCGAACTTCAAAGTGCTGCCGAATTTGTCGGCGGAGTCGGAGGCTTCGCTCATCTCGCCTGCCAAGCCGGACACGTAGTTGATGGCTTTGGTGGTGAAACTGGAGAAGACTCCGGCGACCGCGCCCATGACGGCCGCCGATTTGGTGTGAAACTTCGAGACGGAGCCGGAGGCTTTGTCCATCGCCGCTGTGGCTTTTGAACTGTCTCCGATGATCTTGATGGTAAGGATCGTTGATTTACCGTTCGCCATCCGTCTCCTCCACTTCTCGTTCGAGTAGGTCTATCGCCGTTCCCCAGTCGCGTTCATCGGGGTGGCGTTCATGTCTCCATTGCCATGGTGTGCCACCGAAGCGCGCTGCCAGGACGACGGAGAGTTCGTTCAGTGAGTCTGGTTCCCAGCTGGGGATTTTGGGTCGTCGGTGTCCGATTCGACTGCTGGGTCGAGGTCTGCGACGGTGGTGACCCAGTCGTCGAAGCTCTTGCCGTCGTTGCGGCCTGCGCGGCGGAGCGCGTTGTAGGCGGTGAAGGTGATGAATCGGATGGGTGAGGTCTGCGCGGATTCCCAACCGGCGGCGAGGGCGTGCTTCTCTGCCTGCATCTGGTCGAAGAGTGTGGTGGCTACCTCGTCGGTGTGGCCGTCGGCGTAGATGATGCGTGTGACTTTCATTCTGTGTCTCCTTCTATTCCGTTGATGAGGCGCGTGATCGCTTCCTCGTAGATGGCCGTCCAGACCGGTTCGGTCGAGCGGGCGGCGGCGATGACGTAATGCTTGGCAGGTATTCCCCTGGTAGTCCATCCGAACTCGTGTATTGGCGCGTAGGGAATGGATTTGGAGCCGGCTCTGATGATGCCGGCCTTCTGTGTGGCTCCTGCTCGGATGCTCTTGGCGAGTCTTCCTGAGGCTTTCGGTGCTCCCGATTTGGCGGGGCTGACGACGACCTGCGCGGCCTTCTTGTTCTCGGAGCGCAGGTCCTTCATGTCCGCTCCGGCTTTTTTGAGCGTCCGGGCGAGTTTGGAGGCTCCCTCGATCTGGAAGCCGAGGGGTTCGCTCATCGCGTTTAGCCTTCGACCGTGTTCGTCTTGATCTTGACGTTGGTGGCGGTGAAGCTGAAGTCCTGGTCGTTCTTCTTCTTCACGTCTCCGCCGATGCCGACGGGTGTGACGAGCACGCTTCCTTCGAAGCCGAGTTCCGCTTCGGTGTTGGGGATGAAGACGAAGGGCATGGTCTTTCCGGAGTTGTTGAAGCAGAACGCTTGGAGTCCGGTGGTGGAGTAGTCCTCTTTGATGGTTCCGTCGAGGGTCCAGGCCACGGAGAGGGAGCCGGATTCCTCGGAGCCGTCGAGGAAGGTGGTGGAGGCGTCGGGATCAGACTTCGGGGTGAGTGCGGCTTTGGTGAGGTCGGCATCGAACTTTTGGGCGGAATCGGTGGCGCCTATGGTGAGGGAGCCGGGGCCAAGGGTTCGGATTTTCTCTGTCATGAGTTTCTTCTTTCTAATCCATGGGGTTCAAGGTGATGTCGTAGGCGGCGAGGTCGCCGGCGACGGTGGTGATGGTGGACGGGGAAGCGCGTTGCAGGTTGATGGTCTGCGCTTGGGTGAGAAGACCGATGGCGTGATGGAT